AAGAGCAACAAGCATAAAGAGTTTGTTGAAGCTTGGTGGGCTGCGAAAGTCTACACACCTTCCGGTGTTATCAACATCACGGAGCAACGTGCTAAGTTCCATGACCGAGAGAAAAAAGAATCTGTTCCATATCCTTACGAGGGATTGAACAAGAAACTCTATGGCATGAGACAAGGTGAGTTGGTCACATTGACAGGTGGTACAGGACTTGGTAAGTCTAGTGTGACTAGAGAATTAGAACACTGGCTTATTAAAGAAACCAAAGATAACGTAGGCATCATTGCACTTGAAGAAGATTGGAGAAGAACTGTTGATGGTATTCTTTCGATTGAAGCTAACGCTAGATTATACATTGATCATATCAGAGAAAACTTTTCAACCGAACAGTTGGATAAGTTCTTTGATATCTTATACGATGGTGATAATAAAAACAGAGTATGGATTCATTCACACTTTGGCACCAACGACATTGATGATATCTTTAGTAAGCTACGCTTTATGATTATCGGTTGCGATTGCAAGTGGGTGGTAGTTGATCACTTACACATGTTAGTCTCCGCAGTTAGCGAAGGTGATGAGAGACGAGCCATTGACAATATCATGACAAGGCTTCGTAGTATCGTTGAAGAAACAGGAGCAGGAATTATTTTAGTATCTCACTTGAGACGTGTTGATGGAAACAAAGGACACGAGAACGGTATTGAGGTAAGTCTTTCTCACCTACGTGGTTCAAACAGTATTGCTCAGTTATCTGATTGTGTTATTGCACTTGAAAGAAATCAGCAATCAGAAGATATTGAAGAAGCAAGAACAACAAGAATGCGTGTATTGAAATCACGATACACAGGAGATGTTGGTATGGCATGTCGTGTTAAATACGACCAAGAGACAGGCAGACTTCACGAACTGTCTGATGCCGATATAACAATTGATGATAACGCAGGAGAAGCATTTTAATGGATTTAGTATTTGATATTGAGACAGATGATCTCAATGCTACAAAGATCTGGTGCATAGTTGCACAGAATCCTGATACTGGTGAAATATTTAAGTTCCCTCCAAACAAACTAGAAGAGGGATACCGGTTTATCACTACAGCAGATCGGCTCATCGGACATAACATTGTAGGTTTTGATATACCTATAGTGCAGAAGTTTGGTGGAGTTGATTTATCAAAGAAAGATGTTATTGATACGCTTGTTCTATCACGATTGTTTAATCCAACACGTGAAGGTGGACACAGTCTTGAGAACTGGGGATACAAACTTAACTATAAAAAGATTGAGTTTGAGGAGTACACAGAGTACTCGCCTCAGATGCTTGAGTACTGTGTCCGAGACGTGCAACTTAATACACTTGTGTTTCACGAACTCCGCAAGGAGTCAGTAGGATTTTCAAAAGAATGTATTAAGCTTGAACATGATGTTGCTAAGATTATTAAACAACAAGAAAGTAATGGCTTTAAGTTTGACAATATGTCAGCAGAACTTTTACTTGCTGAACTCCGTGAAAAGATGACATCTATTGAAGACGAAGTACATAGAACCTTTAAACCTAGATGGGTTGATGATAAATTAATTACACCTTTCATTAGGAAAGATGGAATGCTTTCAAAACGTGGATTGACTGATGAAGAGTACGATAGATGTTTATCTACTAATAACTTTAAACCTTTTATGAGACAAAAATTAGAAGAGTTTAATCTTGGTAGTCGTAAACAGATTGGAGAATACTTAACAGACTTCGGTTGGAAACCTGATAGATTTACACCAACCGGACAACCTATTGTTGATGAAAAAACTTTATCAGAGATAACTCATATTCATGAGGCTAAACTGATAGCTGACTTTCTCATGTTACAAAAACGTATTGCTCAAGTTACTTCATGGGTTGAAGCATTACAAGATGATGGACGTGTACATGGATTTGTTATTCCTAACGGTACCATCACTGGAAGAATGACACACAGAAATCCTAACATGGCACAGGTTCCATCGGTAAGTAATCCATATGGTAAAGAGTGTCGTGCTTGTTGGACTGTTGATGAAGGCAATGTTTTAATAGGTGTAGATGCTAGTGGTCTAGAGATTAGAATGTTAGCACACTATATGGATGATGAAGAATTTACAAAGGAGATATTGGATGGAGATATACACACAGCTAATCAAAGAGCTGCACAACTTGAATCAAGAAATCAGGCGAAGACATTCATCTATGCCCTCATGTACGGAGCAGGAGATGAAAAACTTGGCAAAGTGGTTGGAGGATCTACGACTGATGGTAGGAGAGCTAGAGAACATTTCTTCGATAGTAAACCTACATTTAAATCTCTTAGAGACAGGGTTCAAAGAGCAGCAAATAAAAAATTCCTTAAAGGTTTAGATGGTAGAAAGCTTTACATAAGAAACAACCATGCTGCTTTGAATACTTTGCTTCAAGGTGCAGGTGCTATCGTTATGAAGAAAGCTTTAGTCATACTTGCTAATCGTTTAGAACTTAGCATGACACCTTTCAAGTTTGTAGCCAACATCCATGATGAATGGCAGATAGAAGTATCAGAATGCAGAGCAAATAAGGTAGGTACTCTTGCAGTACAAAGTATTATTGATGCGGGTAAACATTTTAATCTTAGATGTCCGCTTGATGGAGAGTTTAAGATAGGGAGGAACTGGAGTGAAACCCACTAAAAATATGAATATAAATCCAATAGGCTCTGAAAACAAAAGATGTACTGTGTGTTTAACTGATTTAATTTTTCCAATAAATATTAGACCATCTGATTATAAAAATTCTAAATACATTTGTAAGTCTTGTAAATGTAAAAAAGAATATATTAGAGAGAAAAAAAGGAGAGCAACCAAACAAATTGGAGACAGTCAACATATTAAAGATTTATTAGATGGAGTCAGAAAAGGTGCCAAACAAAGAAGCATAGAATTTAATTTAAAAGCTGAAGATATAAGACCATTAATAACAGAAAGATGCCCTATATTAAATATTAAATATGAATTGAATAAACCTAATAAAAAATGGGGCAAAAAAAGTGGTCAAAATAATTGGACAAATTCACCGTCAGTTGATCGTATAGATAACACTAAAGGATACCTTAAAGATAATATTATTGTTGTGTCCATGATGGCTAACACAATAAAGAACCAAGCAACTCCTGATCAAATTCTAGCTGTCGGAAAGTTCTATAAAAAACTTTATGAAGAAAAAGGAATTAAGTATGCCTAAATCTAAAAAGACTATTGACACTTTAGTAAAAGATATATATAATAAAATTAGTGTCTTAGGAAATGGTGAACACATCGACCTAGACAAGGATACTATTGAACAGTTTGGAGAATCCATGAAAGAGATTCTCTACAAATGGTCACACCCTGAACCACGTGGTAATGAGAAGCTCCGTATGTCTAACATCGGTAGGAAGTCTCGTCAACTGTGGTTTGATACAAGAGCAGAGGATACTCAAGCAGAAAACATACCTGCTCATGTCTTTATAAAATTTCTCTACGGGCATTTGCTTGAGGAGATTGTTTTGTTTCTGATAAGACTGTCCGGTCATTCAGTAACTAACGAACAGAAAGAAGTAACAGTTAATGGCATCAAGGGTCACATGGACTGTGTGATTGATGGCGAAGTTGTTGATATTAAAACTGCATCGAGCTATGCTTTCAAGAAGTTTAAAGATGGCACACTTGCAGAACAAGATACGTTTGGTTATCTTGCTCAGTTAGCAGGATACGAAGCAGCAGAGGGCACAAACAACGGTGGATTTTTAGCACTTAATAAAGAGTCAGGTGAACTAACACTTTACAGACCTGACGAGTTTGATAAACCAAATATTAAGAAAAGAATTACTGAAATTAAAAAGCTTGTAAAGCTTGACACACCACCTGAACTTTGTTACAATCCTATACCCGAAGGTAAAGCAGGTAACATGAAGTTACCACGTGAATGTACTTATTGTAGACACAAGTTTGAATGCCACAAAGATTCAAACGATGGTCAAGGTTTACGAGTATTTAAATACTCAGATGGTTTAAGATATTTTACACAAACACCAAACGTTCCTAAAGTTATAGAGGTTACAGATGAATGGACAAAAAGCTAAGAAGCTAAGAAGAATAGGCGAACAACGTTTAATAGATTGGTTAAGGACTATGGTTCCTGAAGGAGAAGATACTTCTAAGATTAATAAAAATAATCTACATGAATTTTTACCTGAACAAACTCATGTATTCGCTAATAATAAATTTTTGTTAAGTGCCTATAGTTTAAGATGGTTTTACAAACAGGTAAAAAAGAATTCTGATTTTAAAGTATAATGCCAAAAAGAATACCACGCAAGGTTAGACCCAAAGATTTAAAAGCTCCAAAAGGTTACGACAGTGTTTGGGAATATAATTTACATCAAGACTTTCTTAAAGATTGGAAACATCATTGGGATACGATTGAGTATGTTGTTAAACATAAATACGAAGCAGACTTTGTAAAAGAGTTTAACGATAAAATTATTTTACTAGAAGCCAAAGGTAGGTTTTGGGATTATGCAGAGTATAGTAAGTACATACATATTAGAGAGGCATTGCCTGATAACTATGAGTTAGTATTTGTTTTTCAGAAACCTTTTTCTCCAATGCCAGGAGCTAAAATGAGAAAAGATAAAACAAAAAGAACTCATGCTGAATGGGCAGAGACAAATAATTTTAGATGGTTTAGTGAAGATACATTACCGAAGGAGTGGGTAAATGAAAAAGATTAATTATAAATTTAATGAACATAAACTTCTACAGGAAATTCAAACATACATTGATGCTACATATAGTCAGCATTATGCATCCGATAAATACCAAGCTACCGATGTTATCATTGATGCTGGACACGGTGAGGGTTTTGCGTTGGGTAATATAATGAAGTATGCTAAACGGTATGGAAATAAAGAAGGAAAGAATAGAAAAGACTTGCTCAA